ACAAATCAACAAAAAATCGTATTAGTACCAAATTAATGCTTGATTTTTTATATAATATAATGTATAATCATGGAAGAAACGAAAAAAAAAACTTGGCTAGATTACTATGAAAGAATTTTTGATAATGTTTTAAGAATCATGTGGTTAATTTTATTAATCAAATGGATTAATTTAACAACATTATTAAAATAATTATGGTTGTATGAAGTAAATCAAAAAGTGTGCAAGACCCGGCTTCGATGCCGGCAGGTCCACCATAAATATTTTAAGGATCAATGGATAATAAACTAAAAGAATTTCAAGAAAATCTAGTAAAAGATTTAATAAAGTTTGAAGAAAACAATTTGTTGACAGAACAACAACTAGAACAAATTACAGATATATATTCTAAAGTTTATGATATTTTTCATGAAATAAAATCTTTATGATGGGCCTGAATTGGATTCGATTGGGCAAAGAGTAGAGGCACAGACAACTCATCACAGATAGATGTAAAAAGTAAAAAACTATAAATGCAAACGAAAGCGTTTACGCTCTTGCCGCTTAAAAGGTAGAGCTGAGGTCTCGCCAACTGTCCTTATCACCCAATCAGTTGGCATTTTTTAATTTAAAAGGAGTTTACATGAAAAAGACGTTGATCGCAATTGCCGCTATGGCATTTATCGGTGCCGCTTCTGCTGTTGAAGTTGGCGTGTTTGGTGGTGAAGATGCATCGCATCAAGATTCAGGTTTGAATCATTCACTATTTGGTGCTTCTGTTGGTGAGCATTTTGGTCCAGTATCTGCAACTGCTGAATTTGCTCGCAAGAATGAAATTGGCACAAACCAAAATCGTTCTTCATTAGTCGCTGGTTATGATGTTGCAACTGTTGGTACAGTTACAGTTACACCTAAAGTTGGTGGAACTTTTGTTGACAATGAAATCGTACAAAGCGGTTATGCTCTACGTTATGGCGTAGGTGCATCTGTTCCATTGGCATCTAAAGTTGCCGGTACAGTAGATGTATATCGTCTACAAGGTGATTCTCGTATCACATCACAAACAGGTAATACAGTTACCGCTGGAGTTAGATTTAGTTTCTAACTAAATAATTGTATGGGTTGTGGACTCCCAATAAAAGTCCAGTTTACACACACTCAAAACACACAAGGAGAAAACTATGAGTATGACCCCATATGAGATAAGATTAGAGCTATTAAAAATGGCTAAAGATATGTTGACCGATGATTTTCATTCAAAGCGTCAAACAATATCAGAAGCATGGCACACACAGATTGAAGCCGCAAAAATTGCCGGAACACCTTCACCTGATGCACCAGTGATGCCAAATTACCCAACAGAGTCAGATATTATTACCAAGGCGCAAGTCTTGAATGATTTCGTGTCTCAAACACCAACCCCACACACAGAAATAAAAACGAAAAAATCTAATTCGTAATTGTGGGTCGAGAGGCTTCGGCCTCTCCACTTATCAAGGAGATGAGATGTATTCTAACAATACAAAACACATATATATTATTTTATTATCGGTACTTTTGATAATATTCAATGTGATAAAACCAATACCAAGTGATGTAATAGAAAAGGCTGTCGTGCATCAAGTCAGTTCTACTTTCAATAAGGAATTCAAATGTTTAGCAGAAAACATTTACTACGAAGCTGCTAGTGAACCATATGAAGGTAAACTTGCCGTTGCACAGGTAACTATTAACAGAACGAATAGTAAAAAGTTTCCCGCATCAGTATGTGAAGTAGTTGAACAAAAAACATACAGCACTTGCCAATTCACTTGGTTTTGTGAGCCAAAGTATCCTATTAGAAATAAATACCAATGGGAAGAATCTTTATTAGTTGCTAGAAAAGCATTGACAGAACCTTTTGTACATGATAAAATATATCAACAAAATGCTTTGTACTATCATGCTGATTACGTTAATCCTGGATGGCACAAAGATAAAATAACACAAATTGGTAGACATATTTTTTATAAGTGAGTATATGGTAAAATATGAAATAAAATCTGTTGGTAAAGATGATGATATGGTAATGTTAGTTAGAACTGAGGAACAAAATCACGGACCAGGATTGCCTCCTGTATCATCTAAGAGTATAATTTTATATAATGACGAACTTGATTATCTTATGGAAACTTTGAAACACTATGCCGACAAAAACAGAAATTAAAGAATTTAGTGAACTGATTGAGCTTCTAGTAGAAAGTTTAAGAACAGGATACATGGATGCTATTATAACACATTGTGAGAATACTGGTCTTGAATTAGAAGTTGCTTCTACTTTGTTAACACCTGCTTTAAAGGTTAAAATTAGAGAAGAAGCTCAAGAGGTTAATCTAATTAAGAAAACATCTAAGTTACCAATATGACCGAGAATACTGGATTTGCCGCTTATGCATTATTTAATGCCATTAAGTTACATTTTACCGGTTCATATGATTACTTCAAATATAATGGTAAAGTGACTGTAACTAAAGATAATTTTTCCCATAATAAAGGAAAATACCAATTTTATAAGTTGTCTAGGAAGTACAACTTAGATGAATTACGATCTTTTTATACCGCTAACTTTATCAAAGAAGATGTACAATGGGTTGGTCAATTAATGACACCTGAAGCGGAAAACAATTATAAAAATTGGCAAAAACGCACTCAAGCATTGACACAAACATTTAAAGATGATATAATTAAATGTATTCAACAAGTGGATGATTTGGATGATTTACTTAAGGTAAAAAGAAATGATTTTCCATACTTACTTCATGGTCTAATGAGAAATGATATTTGTATTGAAACAATATGTATTTTGAATGGCATACTTAATTTTTTACCTATGTGGAATAAAAAAATAGAAGATGATATTATTTGGCCTTCTTGGCGAAATAAAATTGAGAAGTATACACCATTTATAAATTATGATAAATCAAAATTCAAATCAGTACTTAAAGAGTTAATAAACGAATATGCAGAAGCCTAAAATAGAATGTATTTACTTGGACATGGACGGAGTTATTTCCGATTTTGTTAAGAGATACAAAGAATTGTATAAAATAAATCCTGTTCAAGCAGAACAAAGACATAGGTTTGAGCATTTGTTTGATGATTTTATTCAGAATAAAAATTTCATGACTTTAGATTTAATGCCTGGTGCAATGTCACTTGTTAATTTTCTAAAGAAAGCACCTGTACCAACTCAAATACTTTCTTCAACATCTAATGAACAAAGATATGATGATGTAGCAAAGCAAAAAATGATTTGGTTACAGAATCATGGTATTACTTTTAATCCCATATTTGTACCTGGCAAACAGCTGAAATGCAAATATGCAAAACCGAGCACTATAATCATTGATGATACGGAAAGTGTTATTAGTGATTGGAAGGCAGCAGGTGGTATTGCAATACATCATAAAGATGTACCAACTACCATCTCAATTTTATCTATGTACGTTTGACGTACTGGATAAATAATTTTATATTATGTTATATTGAAATAAGTCGTTTATACTCCGTTTATACACCGTTAATAAGAAAGGAAATATTATGGTAGATTTTGCAAAACTCAAGAAGCAGTCCGGTAACATGGACAAGCTAACAAAAGCTGTCGAAGCTCTCGGTAATTCCGAGTCAAATGATAAATCAGACAATTATTGGAAACCTGAAGTAGACAAAGCTGGTAACGGCATGGCTACAATTCGTTTTCTGCCTGCATCACCAGCAGACGGAGAAGATTCATTACCATGGGTTAAATTATTCTCTCATGGTTTTAAGGGACCAGGTGGTTGGCTGATTGACAACTGTTTAACTACAAAGAATCAACAATGTCCTGTGTGTGAACACAATGGCAGATTGTGGAATTCTGGTATTGAGGCCAACAAAGGTGTTGCTCGTGAACAAAAGCGTAAGTTAAATTATATCTCTAATGTTTACATCGTATCTGATCCTAAGCATCCAGAGAATGAAGGTAAAGTGTTTTTATTTCGTTATGGTAAGAAAATCTTTGACAAGATTACAGAAGCAATGAACCCACAATTTGAGGATGAACAAGCGATCAATCCTTTTGATTTGTGGAAAGGTGCTAACTTCAAATTAAAGATTCGTAAAGTTGATGGTTACCAAAATTATGATAAGTCTGAATTTGAATCACAATCTGTTCTAATGGATGATGACGAAGAATTAGAAAAAATTTGGAAGTCTGAGTTCTGTCTACAAGACTTACTAGGAGACAAAGAATTCAAATCATACGAAGCACTGAAGAATCGTTTGGACAAGGTCCTAGGTCTGTCCGAAGATGGTGAACCTGTACAAAAGACAACAGTAGAAACAATCAAGGCAGAGGAAAAAGCGGCACCTAAAAAGGTTGCTCAAACTGAACCTGATATTGTTACTGATGATGATGACGAGGATATGAAATATTTTAGCCGTTTAGCTGAAGAATCTTAGTATACGACTTTCTCAGACACTTTGTTTTGACCCCGCTTATGTGCGGGGTTTTTTATACTATCCTTGCTTCTTTTCTAAATGTTCTATTTAAAGTCATCTCATCATTTCTTGGTGATGCTTCAATACCAGAAACAACTTGATTAGTTTTACCAATGTTATTATTGGTTGTATCTTGAATAATAATTGGTTTATTAGATGAAACAGTATTGTTAGGCTTTAAGTTTGGTGTTGGTCTAGGTACAGTTATAGTAGTTGTCTTTGATGTGTTTACAGTTGGTGTTATTGTTGCACTTGTTTTGGTTGTTGTCTTTACATCAGGATCTGGTTGTAACTGAGGGTTCATACCACTCATTGGACTTTTTGCCGGTGCAATATCCGTTTTTGGATTTATATTTGGAATTTGTGCCGGAGTAATTTGTTCTTTTGTTGCAGTTGACGAACCCATTTCTTCTGAAATAATTTCTTTTATCTCTTTAATTCTTTGACTAGCAACCGCAGAATCATCTTTCTCAGGATAAGTTCCATATTGTTCTTTGTATACATCACGAGCAATCAGACCAACATCAATTAAAGCAGATCCTGCAATACCAACTCCAGAACCTCCTGCAGCTCCACTTGCAAGTTCAGCAGTAGCACCTGCATAATCTCCTTCCATAATTCTTGATATAGCAAATATTGCACCAACACCAAGACCAAGTGCAGGTAATTTTTTAAGTACTACACCAAGACCTTCTTTGGTCAGAATCTTTTTAAGTGATTGTTTTATTGTATTCTTAGCAACAATTTTTGTTGCAGATTTTGTAAGTTCTTTTGGTAATTCTTTACCTATACTTTTTGCAACATCAGCAACCTTAACGGCACCTTTCTTACCTTTCATAAAGAAATTACCAGCCTTTTCAGAATACCTAATGCCTTTTTCAGCAAGTTTGGCAGTATCTTTTTTACCCAAAGTCAATGCAAATTTTTCCGCTTTGGTCATTGCACCATAACCTGCGTGTTTTAATATCCTGTCACCAATCTTTCCACCAATCTTAACACCAAGTCTACCTAAACCTTTTTTTAAAACAGTTCTACCAATTATGCGTTCACCGGCAACTCCGCCTGCAACTTCAAGTGCATCTTTGGCTACGTTATTGATTAAAGTTTTTAATGGACCATCTTCTTCACTTTCAGCAGTTTTTTTACCACCTTTTCCAACTTTTATTCCAGATAGTGCCTGAATAAATTCTTTATGTCTTTTATCTACCTCAATTTTTCTTTGCATGGCAAAATCTTGAGCTAATTCTTTTGCAAGCAAATTATCATCATACTGTTTCTTTAATAGATTATAAATTTTACCAATTAGATTAGCTGCCGAATCACCTCTTTTAATTGGCAGAACACGACCAGGACTAATCGTGGTTGTAAATGGTTCTTTGTCTTGTTTAGATGTGGCAGCAGGTTTTTGACCAGTAGGAGTTTGTTCTTGTTTCTCAAGAGATAATTTTTGTGCATCTTTTCTTGGAGATATTCCTGCAAAATAAGACATATCTTCATCGCTTCTACCTATCATTCTACCTAATACAGCAGGACCTAATGATGAGCCACCAGTTAAAATTTTTGCAATGTTAAGTATATCAAACTTCTCTTTGTAACCTTTAACATTTGCCTGTGTCTTTTCTGAAATAGATTCTTTAAGAGATGTGGCAAAACTTTTATCATTTACCAATTTTCTGGCAATCATATCGGTAAGACTTTTATCTCTAATGTTTGATGCTTCGTGGTAATCCATTATTAACCTCTTTGTGCCTGCATTAGTGCAGATTCTCTATTTTGAACCGGTCTATTAACAATTTGAGTTGTGTCTGTACCATTGTTTATATTGTTTATATTTTTTTGTACAATAATCACCGATGATTGTTCTTTTGTTGTGTTGTTTAAAGCAACAGATAAAGAATTTATTTTTTGACCTTGATTGATATTTGTATTTTGTAATGTGGTAGTATTTACTTGCGATACATTAGTTGGTGTAGAACCAGCTAGCATTGTAGAAGGAGTTTGATCTTTTATACCTTTAGATGCTAGTTGTTTGTTTCTATCAACTCTTAGAGCAGTTGCCATTTCTTCAGCCGTTATTGATGCCGAATTATTACCAGATCCATCATAATGTGATCTACCAGTATCTGGATCCGCAACTGAAGCAAATTCAAGCGACATAGATTTTACGGCATTTCTTAGTAGTTTTGGATCATCAACAGGACTATTTAAATATTGTGCAACAGCTGGTCTCTTTGCAGAAATCAAATAATCTTTAAAAATTCTTTCTTGTAGAGTTGAATTAAATTTTTGACTTTTATTAATGTTAAGAGTAGATACTGCTTCTTGTAATGTAGATGGTATAACTTGATATTTACCGGCAGCAAAAACTTTCTTTTGTGCTTGTAATTCCATAACTTCACCAACTGTCATATCAGATAAATTTAGTTTTGGTCCAGCAACACCTGCTTTGCCTGTATTATATACATTATAATCGCCTCCAGATTCACCACGAGCAACCAATGCACCAACACCTGCAGCCGCTGTAACACCAGCTGTAGTTCTTATTTTTGTTGCGGTTGATAATTTAGGTAAACTAAAAGAAGGAAATGATATACCACCAGGTGAAGTCCTTGGCTCATTTTTTGGTAGTTCTTGTTTTTCATTTTTAGCTTTTACTTTATCAATAAAAGATAATTTTTCTGGTACAGAAAGTTTCTTTAATGCCTTGATGATCTCTTTGTGTTTTCTTGTAGCATCTTTTTCTTGTTGTACCAGCAAATCTTTTTGTAATTCTCTTTCTAATTTTTCTTCTTTGACAATCTTTTTAAAGAGGGTATACAGTTTACCTAATGCATCAGCAATACCTTCACCTCGCCTAATATTCTCTACATTAGATTTAACATTTCTAAGATATAAAGATTTTCTTGTTTTGTTTCTAGCAATACCACTAAAATAAGAAATATCTTCAGAACTTCTACCAAGTAATTTACCAACAAGAACAGGACCTAATGTTGAACCACCAGTTATTTTTCTAGTAATATTAAGCGGATCTAAATTCTCTTTGAAACCGGTCAGCTTTGCTTTAACTTTATCCGAAATACTACTCTTAACGGCAGAACCAAGAGACAAATTAGGATTGGTAATTAACCTATCCCCAATAAGGTTTAATAAACTCTCTTTTCTTAGTCTTGATGCTTGTTGGTAATTCATCTAGCTCGGTTCTCTGCGTTTTGTTGTTTAATTCTCTCATTTTCTTCTTCAATATGCTGAGCAAGCATAATAATATAAATCTCACGCTCCCAAGGTAACATACTTTCCAGTTCAGTCAAACTATATTTGTGGTGTTGCATCAATGCGAAGTTTGTCTGGTAGTAGTTCTTTA